TTGCTGAAAAAAGAACTCAAAGAAAACCAACGGCTTCTCCACTGGAATTAAAGAAAAAAAAGAGTATGATGGCGATTTTGGTACTATTATTTCCACCGGTTCTACTTTATTAGATTTAGCCATTTCTGGGGGGCGGGTTCGAGGTGGTGGGCTACCTGGTGGGATTTTAGTAGAAATATTTGGGCCAAGTGGTACTGGAAAAACAGTTTTGTTATCAGAAATAGCTGGTGCCGTTCAACGACAAAATGGGGAAATAATGTTCCACGACCCTGAAGCTCGTTTAAATAAACAATTCGCCCAAATATTCGGTTTAGATTTAAAGGATGAATTATACAAAGTCCCCAATACGGTTACTGAAGTTTTTAAAGAAGTTCGTAATTGGGAACCAGAAAAAGTAAAGAAAAGCACAATTCATGGCGTTTTCGCAGATTCTTTGGCGGCATTATCCACCGATACAGAAATGGAAAAAGAGGAAGGCGATAAAATGGGGATGCGAAGGGCTAAAGAATTTAGTGAGGAACTTAGAAAGACATGCCGTATGATTACTAAAAACAATTATTTAATGGTTTGTAGTAATCAAGTACGGGTAAATGTTGATGCTGGGCCATACGCTCAAAAATACACAACCCCGGGTGGAGAAGCCGTTGGGTTTTATGCCAGTTTACGATTACGGACGATGAAACCGGAAAAGATTTATGAAAAAGTAAAAGTTGCAGGGAAAGAAGTAAAACGGGTAATTGGGGTGGAAACTCAAATCGAAGTTTTTAAAAGCAGTATTTGGAAACCATATCGTACTGCTACCATTTCTATTCTTTTTGATTATGGGATTGATGATATTCGTGCGAACCTTCAATTTTTAAAAGATTATACTAAAGAAACAACATATTGTCTTGGCGTAACAAAATTAGGGCAATCAATGGATGAATCTATTAAAATGGTAGAAAAACAAGGCTTAGAAAAAGAATTAAAAGAAGCCGTTATTGATTTATGGGAAAATATCGAAAGTAAATTTGAAAATGAAAGAAAATCAAAAAGATAGTTATGGGATTATTGCCATTAGATTTGCTGAAAAAAGAACTCAAAGAAAACCAACGGGCTTTAAATAAATCTATTTCATTGTATCAAAATAATCAAATAGATGCAGAAACCCATACCAGACATCGGGAAAACCTTTCAAAATTAATTGGGGCTTACTCCCAAGCTATAACACTTTTAGAATTTAACAATAAATGGAACGAACTAACACAAAAAGACCGAGAATTGCTATTTTAGCATGCGACCCCAGTATTCGTGGATGGGGGTACTCTGTTATTTGTAATGAACAAATAATTGAAGTTGGGTGTATCAAAACAGAACCCAAAGCAAAAAAATTACGCACACGCAAAGGGGATGACAATGTACGTAGGTTTGAAGAAATAGACCAAAAATTATTAGAAATTATCAAACGAAACGATATTAAATATATTGTAAGTGAACTACCTCATGGGAGTCAATCTGCTTCTGCCGCTTACATGTTAGGGGCGGCCACCGCAATAATGAAAACCATTGCGGATTGTAACGATATTGGATTAGAATGGTTTAGTGAGGGGGATAGTAAAAAACAAGTACTTGGTAAATTAAGCGCTGAAAAAAAGGAAATGGTACGGGCTATTTCTAAATTATATAAAGTACCTTGGACAGGGGTTCAATACATTGATGAAGCGATTGCAGATAGTCTTGGTGTTTATCATGCTGCAAAAAATCAAAGTAGTGCTTTAAAATTAATAAAATAACATGTCTTTTTTAATTATAAAAAACACACCTTTATTTAAAGTTTTAGTAACCGGGATGGAAACATTGGGGGCCACTTTTATAAAATGCGATTCTAATTTTGTTTATTTTGAATTACACCAAAACACTAAATTAAGAGAATTAGAGTTGCGAAATTGTAAAATAGCTTGGAAGGATTCTTTTGGAATAGGTTTAAAAATAAAAAGAAATGTTGACGAAAAAAACAATTGATATTATTAAAGAAATATCAGCCCCTAAAGACAATGCGTTTTTACAAGGAGTTTCTGACCTTCTTTTAGAATCTATCATAATAAAAATATATGAAGAAGGGATAAAAGAAGGACATAGACAATTATCAAGTCGTGAATTTTTGATTAAAGATAACTAAAATGATAAAATCATTAACCATAAAAAATTTCCAAAGCCACAAAAATTCGTATATAGAATTTGATAAAGGAGTCAATATCATTGTTGGTAGTACGGATTGTGGAAAAACAGCTATTTTACGAGCTATGAAATGGGTGATATGGAATAGACCTTTGGGTAATAGCTTTCGTTCATCTTGGGGTGGGGATACCGAAGTAACTATGGAAATGGATAACGCCGCAATTGTACGAAAAGAAGGAAAGGAAAAAGTTTATAAATTAAATGATATTGAATTTAAAGCTTTTGGCACTGATATCCCTGAAGATATTAAGACGACAATCAATATAAATGAAACAAATCTACAACAACAATTAGATACCCCTTTTTTATTGAAAAATACTTCGGGGGAAATAGCTGCACATTTTAATAAAATTGCCAAATTGGATAAAATAGACACCGGGATTCAAAATATGAATTCCTGGATAAAATCAATTAATAAAGATATTGATGTTTTATCCTGTCAAATTGAAAAATCAGAAAAAGAAATTGAAAATTATTCTCATATTGAGAAATTTGAAATTGAAGTGGACATTTTAGAGCAACTAATTTCCAGTAAAGATAAAAAACAAAAAGATTTATGGAGTTTAGAACGTTTAATTTCAAAATTGAAAAATATTGATTTAGAAATAGAAAAAAAATCGAAAATTACTGTTTTAGAATCTCAAATTACCGAAATAACAGTATTATTGCAAGAAAAACAAAACAAAGAAGTTGAAAAAATAAAGTTTGAAAAATTAATAAAATCGATTAATACGATTAGTTCAAATATAACTACTAAAGAAAAATTGAATTCATTGGCGATTTTAATTGATTCTATACATAGTAATATACAAAGTAGGGATAAACTACAATTAAACTATATTAAGTTAAAAAAACTATGTTCAAATACAAATTATATAATTTCAGAAATATCGGAAAAAACAAAATTGTATAATAAAAAACATAAAGAGTTTGAAGAAAATTTCCCAGAACAATGTCCGTTATGTGGTAAATAAAATAAAAAATGAATAAAACTAAAATATATTATTTTGCCCCGAATGGTATTTTTTGCTACCCAAAAAAATACCATACACAATATATGATAGAAAATAATATAAAAGAAATGTCCGTTTTTAGAGCCAGAGTGAGCCGGGGTATAAAAATAATGTATTGTTTGGAATTTAGTGAATTTGGAGAAACTAAGGATTGTTGTGGTTTGGATAATTGCCCAAAATATACGCCAAGAAATAAAAAATCTGGAATTTGTACGCATTATGGGTATTGCTATGAACCCGCTGAAGAAATAAAATTAAAAATATCAAAATGATACGTACTAATAATAAGGATTTTCAAGTTACCGATATTTTAACAGCAGATTGGCATTTGCAAGAAACAAGCCCCGTTTGTAGAACAGATGATTTTTGGGAAACGCAATGGGAAAAAGTTGATTTTGTTTCTCAATTACAAAAGCAGTACGATTGTAACGTACTTCATGCTGGGGATTTATTTGATTACTGGAAACCTTCGCCAATGCTTTTAGCAGAAACGATGCTACATTTACCAAAAAAGTTTTATTCCTGTTATGGGAATCACGATTTACCGCAACATAGTTTAGAAATGGTTCATAAATGCGGTTTATTTTGTTTAGAACAAGCCCATTTTGTAAAAACGCAATCGAATAATATTTCAGAAATATTACATTGGGGCATGGTTCCTGATGAAAATTTGAATTGCGAAATAGTAATATGGCATGTTTTCAATTACCAAGGAAAACAACCGTGGCCTGATTGCACTTTACCAAAAGCCGCTTCTTTACTACGAAAGTACCCTAATTATAAATTAATATTAACCGGGGATAATCACACCCCCTTTGTTGAAGAACATAATGGGGCTATTTTAGTGAATCCTGGCTCTTTATTTAGATTAAAAGCAGACCAAAAAGAATACCAACCACGTGTTTATCTTTATGATAGGTATACGAACCAAGTTAAAGTTCAGTACATCCCTATTAAAAAAGATATAATTAGTTCAGAACATATTGAATTAAAAAAGCAAAGAGATGAACGAATTTCAGCATTTGTGGACCAGTTGAATGGTGATTGGGAAACTTCTTTATCTTTTGAAGATAATTTAAAAAAATTTGAATCTAAAAATAATATCAGACAATCTGTAATGGAATTAGTTTACAAATCTATTGGAAAATGAAAACAGTATACAATGATGATGATTTAATGCCTTTTGGTAAGTATAAAGGGGTTGCTTTGGCGAATGTTCCTGGAGATTATCTTATTTGGTTATATAATAAAGGACTTGAAAAAGGGGCTTTAAAAAATTATATTATAGAAAATATGGATTTACTACAAAAAGAAAAATGATATGAACGAAACACAATTACTTAAATTAAAAAAAGAAGTTGACGAAGCTAAAACAGAAGCATCTCAACTGGAAGGTCAAAAAAAAGAATTAATGAAACAACTTCAAGAAGATTGGAGTTGTTCCACGATTGAAAAGGCTTTAGAAAAAAGTAAAAAAATGCAAAAAGATATTGATACCATAACCGTTCAAATTGAAGAAGGTTTAGACCAATTGGAAGAAAAATATAATAAAATCAATGAGTAACAATATTCAATTTTACAGAAACCGCTTAGAGCAACAAAAAGGACAGCGCGAAATACTCGAAAATACTATTTTTCAAGGAAAAATTGATTTAAAAGATAAACAAAAAGAACTTCGAAAACATGAACAGGCTCTCGAAATTCTCAAAACAGTGGGTTTATCTACTCAACAACAATTGCAATACCATATATCTGATATAACATCACTTGCTTTAGAAGCGGTATTCAAAAACGCATATGAACTGCGATTAGAATTTGTAGAACGCCGGAATAAAACAGAATGTGATATTTATTTTGTTCGTGAGGAAACAAAAATTGACCCTATTTCAGAAAGTGGTGGAGGGGCTATTGATGTGGCTTCTTTCGCTTTACGTATTGCCAGTTGGAGAATGAATCATCCTAAAAATAGAAATGTTATTATATTAGATGAACCTATGCGGTTTCTTTCCTCAGATTTGCAAGAAAAAGCAAGCCAAATGATTAAAGAAATTAGCGATAAATTAGGAATTCAATTTATTATCATTACGCATGAACCTGAATTATGTATCTATGCTGACAAAACTTTTAATGTTTCTATAAAAAAAGGAATTTCTAAAGTTGAATGATTAAATAGATAAATTATTAATTTTTTTAAAAATTAACTCATATATGGAAGTCCCTAAAGTGTAGGAACATACCAATTTTAAAATAGGATATCCCCATATTATGTAAAAAGGTATGGCAGAAACTAAGCCAATAATGAAAACAGAATATACCGTTTTCCATTTTCTTTTTGTTATTTTTTCCAATCCCGCTTCAAAATATTTATTGACTGAATAGGATAATAACATGAATATAGCCAAATATGGGATTATGATATATGTTTGTATTTGGTTTACTATATTTTCTATCATAATAATTTGATTAATAGGGTTGTTATTATTGAAGAAGCTCCGATAATTCCTGAAACGTATACTGCTGTTTTTTTAATAGCCCTTTCCTTTTTATCATGCTCGTATTTTTTTATAGTATCAATTTCCGTAACGGCTTTGGTTAGTCCGGAAATTAAAGTGGATTGAGCGATGCTTAGTTCAGATAATTGACTAATTTTACTTTCCATTCGGTTCACTATTAAAAAAACACCCTCTTTACCACCATCACCATAAAATTCTTTTACAATTCTGTCCATAATGGCCAACATAGAGCCTATTTCCTTTTGTTGTTCACAAGCATGCTTCTCCATATCTACATCACTTTTAAAAAATTACTACCATCTTTGTATACCGTTCCTGCGGGTAGACCGGCATCATATGTCGGAACAGCCCCCAATAATAATGTAAAATCAATGTTAAATATATAAGCCCCTAATGATACACTCCATTCCCATGTGATTATGGGAAGACTACCTAAATAAAAACCATCTGCGTATAAATATGTAGAATCCCCCGGCTCGAATGGTAGTAATTCAATATTTCTATCTACCCCATTAATTTTAAAAGTAGCCCCGAAATCCAGCGTATTTGAATTGGTATATCCAATGATAAGTTTTCCATTATCTAAAATGATGGTTTCTAATTCAGCGGCTGAACTGGCTTCCACACATTTGATTTCCCCATTTGTCAAGTCAAAGTACGTAACCCCAGTTGCATCCTGTATTTTTCCAGTGGTTATGAAAGCCCCATTAATTGTAGTAAATCCATAAGTTAATGAAATTTTACGTGTCCCATTAATTACGGAATGTAAAACTCCTATTATAAAATAATAGTAAGTTTCATCACTGTCCGCTTTTCTTTGTGTAGAATCAAATATAATAACACCATCCGTTGTTTCTTTTTCACATCTTGCATATATATAGTAAGCTGTCCCACTTGATAACGTATTTACAAAAGTCCCGGCAATATCCCATGTTTTTATTGTTTCAGAAATACTAAAATGCACTAAAGTCCCCCCGCTATTTATATTAACAGATGCCGGGTCATTCTGGTAATTAGGTTCTATTACAACTTCATTCAAAACGAAGTCCCCTGATTTACTCCCAACCGATAACATCGATGTTTCTATTGATAGGGGCCTAATATTTTCCATATCAAAATAATCATCAGCATCAAATACCATTGAACGCAATTCTTCACTGGTTCTCCAATTTTTCTTCGTTTTAAAAATATCATTTAAACCTATCTTTGGATTATTTATAATTCTTTTAGTTTCTAATGAATCTGAATACATCCGAGTCAATGCCCCAATTACTAAGGTGTTTGATAAAGTGCCTCTGTAAATGCTGTCAAAAATAATATCCTGGGTCAATTCAGTAATTCGTATTAATTTATTAACACCCATATCGACATCAATAATGGTTAGGTAATCCCCTAAAAATAGTTCAATCCCTTCATTTTGTATATGAATGGGGTCAAATTCTACGGTATATTGCACTCTGGGACTACTATTTTGTTCTAAAAAAGTAGTAGCTTTTTCTAATAATTCAGTTTCCGCAGCATCTATGTACGATTGGGGCATGTAAATATCCACCAAAACATACAAATCCCCGATAGCTGGTTTTAATTCAAGATTGGGCAATTTTCCAAACTCCCCATCATCAAAATATTTTAAAGTAAATCGGTTATTACTGGCATCGAAACTATGAATTTCAAATTCATAACCGCCTAATAAGCCGGTTTGGAAATGGACTTTAGGGGCTGTTTCCGGCAATAAATAATCATTTACGTCAAAATCAATAGAACTATCCTCAAAAACCAACTCCCCGTCAATATCGGAAATCGTCCCTGTTCTATGCGGATATACTTCATCAAAATTTTTTGAAAATTCAATGTTTCCGTACAATTCTGTATTTTGCTCAATATAACTATTCCCCGTACTATCAACAAATATTAATCTATTTTGTAAATTTTCTGAATCTCTATAAAGAGCGGGTAAATTTTTAGTACTTCCAAAAGCATATAAACATGTGATAATATTTTGACTATCAACAGAATCTCTTACAATATTTCGTAAACCATTACCTTTTCCGTATTGAAACACATAACCAGAGTCAACGCCAAACGATGTAAAATTAATTTCTTTGCCTGTACTACCACTTAGATAAAATTCTATATCAAAAACCTCTTTTCCAGCTAATTTTTGTAATATACTTAAACAATTTTCATTAGAAAAATGTAAATTTTTATACTCTGTGGAATCTACCTGACCAACAGACCATCCGGATTGTTTCCTGTTTAAATTATCAACTAATAGCGTGATAAAATCTAAGGCATTCCCCATCAAATCAAATTCACCCCGGCCTGTAAGCATGTATTGAACTTTTGCTACATCATAAATCAAACCTTCAAATCGCATTGTGTATAAAAAACGATTAGAAGCTTCTTTTTTAAGAGTGGGTAAATTATTTAAAAAATATTGATTCCCATTATAAACTATATAATCGCCAATAGAATATTGAAAGGATTCAAATCCAGTATATATGATAGAAACATAATCATCCCCCATTATTTTTTGAACGTGTTCTGCCTTTATTGGTTGAATTACGTTGACAATAGTCGAACTTCTATAAATTAAAATATCCATATTATGCAGGTATTGAAGTTATTGAAACCATTGGATTCCCTGATATGGGGATGATTGTATAATTTTTCCCATTATCTACGGAAACCCATAAATTTTCTGTGGCTAAACAAAAAACAGTATTGGTATTAGCCGCATAAACTATTTCCACGGTGTCCAATGGGACATCTAATTCAAAAATATTTATAAATTCATTATCACAGTAGCATAAAACCCCGTATCTTAAAAATATAAATCGGCCATTGTTATAAATCAAATTGGTTATATCTTCGGTTCCTGTTATAAAAGTCCAAGCAAGTTCTGAAAAAACATAAGCTACGGTGTTTCTATACACGCCGGAAAGTGTGCATACATAAATATAGCCATTATCTGTTTTTGCGATTGAATTTTTATTTAAAATTTCTAAATCATCAATTAATAAAGGTTCTTCACTCGTGATATCCCATATAAAGGAACCAAGAGAATTTCCGCCAAAAATATGAGTTTCATCAATAAAAACAAGTTCGCACCCAATTGAAAAATCCCGTGACCATAAATAACTAAATGTTAAACCATTATCTTGACTTAATAAAAGTCCTCCATTATGACTTAAAGCCACCTGAGTCCCAAGATGCGTAATTTTATTTACGGAGCCTGCCTCCCCAACAATTCCGGAAATATCCAAAGATGCTATTGGGTTTACCGAGTATAAGAATCCAAAATCAGCCCCCCATAGCAAATTTTTATTGTCCAAAGCATGTAATACAGCGGGGTAGTAGCTTATTTCCCCTACAAATTCCTGTGTTTGAAATAAATCAGTTGATTTGATTATAGTGTAATCACTTGTTGCCAAATAAACAATTGGTACGAGGGCTTGCATCGGGTCTTTTTCAACCCATTGTATTTTTATACGTCCTTTTATTTCTGAAGCATCATACGGGGTTAGTACTTCTACTTTTATTTGCTCGTTAACAAACAAACTAAAAGTTTTATTCAAATGGTCAAATTTTACAGACTTTACCCCTGGGGATAGCATGATGTTAGTTATTAATTTTACAGTATAATCAAATAACAACATATTTGCTGTGGTCAGTAAAAATTCGGTTTCAATATTTCTGGCATCTTTATATATATTCGTTTCATCAAATAAAATACCATTTTCGTCCGGTAAATTAATACTATTTTGTTTTGTTTTAGGTAGATTTACCGCCCCTAAACATTTTAATAGTTTTAAACCGTATGTACTTATATCAATATTATTAATAGTCATTATTAAACCACCTCCCCACTGGATTCTATATCATATACTAATTCGACTAAACCCACTAAATCTGTTAATGTAGAAATATCTGTTATATTTCCAAAAATACCGATATAATGGGGGATACTTTCTGAAATGTATGTATGGGAAATCGCTTGTGTATTACCAAAAACAACCTCACTGGTACTATCCCCCCAATGAACTCGCAACGTACTGCTACTGGATATTGTAAAACTCACAGTTAAGACTGAATTATCTTGTATAAAAAAACGACCGCGTGGGAATGGTTCTATAAATTCCAAATTTATTTCATGAACTATGTTCCCTGTATTTAATGAATTTAATAAAACCACATCCATTTCAGCGTCTAAAGCCAAAAACATAGGGAAAAATAAATGGGGTAATGAAATTACCCGTAATCCAGAGGCATTTAATATCTCAGAAAATAAATTAATATTTTCATCAAATTCAGAAACACTCGAAGATTCCATTATCATTTTAAAAACAATTTTTCTTGTTTCTAATTGATTGGTACTTAAATCAATATCAAGACCATGCTCGTCCGGCCAATTGTGCATTAATGGTCTTTTTACTTTAGGGGCATTAAATTCCCCCTCCGATTTAAGTAATCGAATCCCAAATGTTGCTATATCTATATAATCAATAATCATAATCACCAACCGTAAGCTCTCATTGTGTCGTCTGCTGCGATGCTGTTATTTTTTAAAATATCTCTTATTTCAGGCAATACCGATGTGTTTTTTTCAATTTTTACAGAGGTAATACGTAATCCATTAAATTGCCCAGCGATCAATCCCGCCGTTTCTTCACTCATTCCTTTTATTGCGCCTTTAAGTCCCGTAGAATCTGTTTTATTTTCATCTGGTACAGTGAAAGCGTCCCCACCCGTCAACCCTTCTATCATTTTTGCCAATTCGAAATACCCTTTTTCCGCATCCGTCATTAGATTTGCTAATTTTTCGGCGTTTTCTTTTGCTTCGTCCACCGACAAGCCTTCAGTAGTTATTGTTTTTGAAGATGCCCTATTTCCTTTTACATTTGAAACAATTCTTTCTTTTTGTTCATCAATAACATCTTTTTCAAAATTTACCAACCAATCTTTTATTTTCCCATCTAAAAAATTTTGTTTCCACGCATTGACTACGGATTGCTTTAAAATATCATTAAATGTTTCTGTATTCAAGTCTTTTAAATTGGCATAAAAAGCTTCCGCGCTGCCTTTAGCTTTTGTAAAGGCTTCTTCAAAAGCACTAACCATATCGTTACTTAATTCTGATGAAGTCGTCCCAGATAAGGACATCAAATACTCTTCTTGAGCGGTTTTTAAGTCCCCATATTTAGCTTCCAATTCATCGACTTGTTTTAGCATTTTTTCTATGGTATCAATATCATTAGCATTGAACCCCATAGTAAACCCGCCAATTGGGGATTTCTGACCGGCAACCAGCAATCCTTCTTCTTTTAATTTTCGCAATTGATCTATATTAGCATACATTTCCCCATAACGTATGTCTTTTTGATTTTTTGCTTTAGATGCCCCAGAACTCACACTATCATATAGCCCACTTTCTAATATAGATTTTTCAAACCATTTTGTATCCGCATCTGTAAAAGTAATAGGGGTGCTTTCTATTTGTTTTTTTACTTTTTCAATTTCATCATAAACGGAAGCACTTGTTTTTTCAAAATTATTTAATTTAGAAACACCATTTATTTTTTCAATTAAAGACAGTTGTCTTTCTAATTTGTAATTAATGCCATCATAGAGAGCATCCATGACTGTCAAATTATTTAAACGAGAAACCTCAGCCCATCTTGCTTTTTCTTCCGAATTGTCCCCATAAACAGCATCAATTCCTTTTTTAATATCGTTCAAAATACCCAAAGTCCCCGATAAGGCTTGAGGCAATGCTGCCATATTTCCCATAGCTACCTGAGCCCATCCAGCAAAAGCATTCCCAGCATTATTAGTAAAATCAGCTACTTGATTAGCAAATTTAGCAAATTCCGGGTTTATTTCTTCTAAACCCTCTCCAATAGCGCCAAAACTATCTGATATGATGAAAATTTCTTCAGAAATTTCTTTAATTTTTCTTTGCTTTGTTTCTAAAGCATTTGTAGTGGTTACTAATTTTTTTAAAGCTTCGTTATAAGCATCAAACATAGGTGTACCAGGTCTTGCTCCTATTTCCCATAATTCTTCAAGCTTAGCAACTAATACACTGGTTTGTTCTGATGCTGTTTTTTCTTTAAGTGCTGTTTTGTCTAAAGTAGTGGAAAATGCTAAATTTTTATCCGCCACATTTTTCATTTTAAGCGCGACCTCATCGTAAACGCTTATTGAATCTTGTGTTTTTTTTATAAAATTTGAATAATTAGTTTCATCAAATTGTGGTATTTTTAATTTACCCCTATTTGGGTCATTTATGTCAAAACGTTCCCAGGCTTGTTTGTATGTTTTCAATTTTTCTAAGCCTTGCTCCGTCATTGCCGGCGCAAGTTCCGTTTTGGTAGGGTTTATGTTTGGCGTTGTTTCTTCTACTTTTTTAAAAGTACCAATCAAAACATTATAAAAATCATTAATTTCTTTTATGCTATTTGCCTGGTCGTGTAATGATTCCACGTAATCGCGGACTTGTTTTGTTGTTTCACTCACTGCCACCTTTTGATATTTCATAACAAAAGCCGCCCGTAAGCCATAGGCTTCTTGTGCTTTCCCAGCATTTTGTAATTCAACAATTTGATTTACTAATTCTCGTAATTCAACAGAAGCCACCCCAGCAACTGACGCCCCATATTTTTTTGTAATATCGCCAAGAATATTTTTTGAAATATCTTTTTGTCTTTGTAAAGCATTGTTATTTATTTCTTCGGTATCCGCTTGTTTTGATTTTATAGCAATATTTTTTATCAAAGAATCGTTTGCCTCTTTTTGAGCCTTTTCAATATCTTGTAAAGTCGTTTTTTCTGTTAATAAAAATGGCATATAATCTTTATATACTGTATTTAATTGGTCCATAGCGGCTTTCCGAACAGTAACAGATGCCGTAGTGTCTTTGTACGTGGCAAACAACAAATTCATGCTATTTTGCTCTGTTGTTAAATCCTTAGTAAAATTAGAAAAACCTTCAGAAACAAAATCGTGATTCTTTTTTAATGAAATAAGTGCCGTAGCCAAAATAGATACCCCAGCAGCTAAAACTAAATAAGGATTTTTTGCCATTACCTTATTTAAAGCACCAAACATATCCACGGCTTTACGTCCATTACTAACCATTGCCCCAATCCCCCAAGACAATGGCCCAATAGCAGCTAACATCCCAGTACTACCAATGATTAATTGTTTTTGGGCTGGGGTTAGTTCTGCAAAAGCTTTTAATAATTCATTTGATTTTTGAATCAATGGGGTGATTACTGGTAGTAACCCATCCCCTAATGAAGCGGCTGTTTCTTTTATAGATTCTTGAAAAATACGCATTTGATTTGCTGCTCCTTCACTGGTTCGAAGGAAATCACCTTGCGCATTTTTAGTCATTTCAAAAATATAGTTATAACGCAATTGTACTTTTTCGGCTTGCGTTAAATCTTGGATACGCTTTTGTACGCCCTGGCTATAAAGGTATTGTTGAAGATTAGCTTCAGTCATTACAATCCCTAAACGTTTCAAAGATTCCGTTTCTCCAGTAAACACCCCAGCCAACGCAGTTTGGGCGACTTCTATTTGTATGTTTTTAAATGAAGCTAAATCCGCAGCTAATTCAACCATTTCCATAGACATATCCGCTGCTTTATTTGTGGAAATACCCATACTGGTACTCATATCTCCAAATAAAGCAGCCATGTCTAATGCTGAATTCTTAGATAGCCCTAATGTGTTTAACGTTGTTTTCCCCCAAGATTGTACACTGGCGGCATCCTTTTTAAATGCGACATCAACTTTGTTCATGGATTCTACCAAATCAGAAGCCATTTTATAAGAATACGCCCCAGCGGCCAA